CCAACAGACAAGCACAAATTGGTCAAGTTGGTAGTGCTATTGGTAATATGCAAAAAATATTTAGTGCATTTGGCAAGGAAAGTAAAGCATTGGCGATTGCAGGGATAGTTACTGAACAAGTAAGTGCTATATCTAAAATTATATCAAATACAGCAGTTGCAAATGCCAAAGCAGTTGCCGCAACTCCATTGACAGCAGGAATGCCATTTGTAGCGATCAACAACGTAACAGCAGGTTTATCAATTGCAGGATCGGTGGCAGGTGCAGTAAAGGCAATTAGTGATTTAAAAGGAAATAAAAAATCAGCAAGTGGTGGTAAAGCGCCAAGTGTTGGTGGTGGGGGTGGTGGCTCTGCAAATGTAAGTACCCCTCCTGCGTTTAATATAGTTGGTGCAAGTGGAACTGATCAATTAGCCGATGCAATTGGTGGTCAATCGCAACAACCCGTCCAAGCTTATGTAGTATCGAATGACGTCAGTACTGCACAATCAATGGACAGAAACATAGTAGAAAACGCAAGTATATAAAAAAAATACGTTATAAAGATATGGAAATTATAGAATTGATATTAGACGAAAACCAAGACAATTTTGTTGAGGCAATTAGTGTGGTGGAATACCCTGCAATTGAAGAAGATTTTGTTGCCCTTAAATCTCAATCATTTAAATTTGAGAAACAAGATACAGACAAAAAAATATTAATTGGACCTATATTGATACCTAATAAACCTATTTATAGAAAAAATGGTGATCAAGAATACTACATTTATTTCAGCAGGGAAACCGTTAGAAAGGCTTCTCAATTGTATTTAAAACAAGGAATGCAACAAAATGCGACATTGGAACACGAGATGAGCATTAATGGATTAACATTAGTTGAGAGTTGGCTCGTTGAGGACAAAGGAAATGACAAATCTAATATGTTTGGAATGGACTTACCATTAGGAACTTGGGTTGGAAGCATCAAAGTAGACAATGACCAAATATGGAATGATTATGTTAAAACGGGAAAAGTCAAAGGTTTTTCAATAGAAGGCTACTTTGCCGACAAGGTAAACCCTAAAAGCAACAAAAACGATTTAGATATTGACTTACTATCCGAAATAACTGACATTCTAAATGATGTAGAACTTGAAAGTTATAACGATTACCCACAAGGCGCTGTAAATAATGCAAAAAAAGCAATAGCTTGGAAAGAGAAGAACGGATCAGATTGTGGAACGCAGGTAGGTTGGACAAGAGCAGGACAATTAGCACGTAAAGAAAATATCACAAGATCGACAATTGCAAGAATGGCATCATTTAAAAGACAACAACAGCACAAAGATGTACCTTATTCAGAGGGTTGTGGTGGTATTATGTATGATGCTTGGGGTGGATCAGCAGGGGTTAATTGGGCAATAAGCAAATTAAAAGAAATTGACGGAGAGGATATGGCAGACGATAATCCTTGTTGGGAGGGTTATGAAATGATCGGAACAAAGGAAAAAGATGGTGTGCGTGTCCCAAATTGTGTAAAAAAATAATTATGCCTTATAGAAATTTTAAAACACCAAGTAACTCAAGTCCAAAAAATTCAAGACGTGCTTGTTTATGTGCAGACAATACTTACCACGTTGATTGTTGCGACGGATCATTACAAGCGCAAGGAATAGGAAATATTGGTGGAAGTGGAAAGACACCCGTTGCAGATTATGGTTTTAAAGTACAATTATGTGGACATAGCAAACAGCATCACGTTCACGGAAATACAGAATTAACAATTGGAGATATTTATTATTTCGATTTGGTTAATATACAACAGAGTGGTTGTTATGAGGTTTTACAAGCCGACAACCTTACAAGTGGGTTTTTGTGGAACAATGTGATTGCTTATAGTAATTGTAAAGACTGCGAAGAAAATAATCCTTAAACGCAAAACAAATAAAAATTAACGTTAAATACTAAAATTAAATTATGAGTGCAACTGATAAATTAACACAAATTAGAACTTTATTAGGTTTAGAAACTAAATTAGAGCAAATGAAATTAGAAAATGGTACTATATTAGAAGCCGATAAATTCGAAGCTGATCAACCAATTTTTATTGTAACAGAGGACGAAAAGGTAGCTTTACCCGTTGGAAATTACAAAATGGAAAGTGGTTTAACTTTATCTGTAGTTAAGGAAGGCATTATTGCTAAACTTGGCGAGGAAGAAGAAGTAGAGGAAATAGAAGAAGAAATTGCAGAAGAAGAAACAGAAGATTTGGGATATGTAAGTCGAGAAGAATTTGAACTTGCATTGGAGGAAATTAAAAAAATGATTGATGACCTTAAACCCGAAGAAGAAGAAGAAAAAGAAGAAGTTGAAGAAGTAGAGGAAGAAGTTAAAGAGGAAGAAGCAGAGTTAAAAGCCGAATTAAGCAAGCCTGCATCTGCACCACTTAAACACAATCCCGAAGCATCAACGCAAAAAAAGAGAAATTTTAAATTCGGACGTAACAAACAAAAATCTACGTTTGATATTATATTAGAAAAATTAAATAAATAAATTAACAAAAAGTAAAAATTAGATTATGGCAACAGGATTAAATATCACGACTACTTACGCAGGAGAGTTTGCAGGAGAGTATATTGGTGCAGCACTTCTTTCGGGAAGCACTTTAAACCAAAACTTGATCACAATTAAACCTAACGTAAAAGACAAAGAGGTTATTAAAGTAGTAGATTATACTTCTGCAATTGCAGATGCTACTTGTGGTTTCCAAGACACGGGATCAGTTGATTTAACTGAAAGAATTTTAGACCCTAAAGAACTTCAAGTAAATCTTGAATTATGTAAAACACCATTCCAATCAGATTGGGAAGCAGAAAGTATGGGTTTCAGTGCTCACGACAATATGCCACCAAAATTTAGCGATTTCTTTATCGCAAGAGTTTCGGCTGACGTTGCACAAGCAGTAGAGGTTGCTTTGTGGAGAGGTGCAGGAGGAGTTGGTTCTAACGATTTTAAAGGATTAACTACATTATTTGCAGAAGCACAATTTGGAACAGACGGAGGACAAACTATTGCACCTGCAACTGTAGTCGCTTCAAATGTTATCGCAGAACTTGGAAAAGTTGTTGATGCAATACCAAGCGCACTATACGGAAAAGAGGATATGCAAATTTATATTTCTCAAAATGTAGCAAGAGCATATGTAAGAGCCTTAGGTGGTTTCGGATCTTTCTTAAATGGAGAGAATAACTCGGGTGTAAATACTCAAGGAACAATGTGGTATCAAAATGGTGGATCTTTGTCTTTTGACGGAGTTAAACTTGTAACAGCTCACGGACTTGCAGATGACAGAATGGTAGCTGCTCAAAAATCAAACTTATTCTTTGGAACGGGATTACTTTCGGATCAAAATGAGGTTAAGATTATAGATATGGCAGATATCGACGGATCTAAAAATGTTAGATTTGTGATGAGATATACAGCAGGAGTTCAGTACGGAATTGCTTCTGATATTGTATACTACGGGGCATAAAAATAAATAATAATCAAGTAATAAAGGGTGGGTAAAATTGCCTACCCTTTTTTATAAAAAAAAATATAAAAACTATGAGTTGTTTACTTACTTCGGGCAGATTAGAGCCTTGTAAAAATGCAGTTGGTGGACTGAAAGCAGTTTATTTTATCGATTATGGAACTTTGGGCGATGTGTCTTTTGTTTCATCAGCTTCGGCAGAAATAGATACTTTATCGGGAAGTCCAACAGCCTACAAATATGATTTAAAAGGAACTTCTTCTTTTGAGCAAACTATTACAAGTTCAAGAGAAAATGGAACTACTTTTTATGATCAAACACTTAACCTAACTTTCAAAAAATTAGACAAAGATACTAACGATGAAATTGCACTAATTGCTGTTGCAAGACCTCACGTTGTTGTAGAGGATAATAATGGGAATTTATTTTTAAGTGGATTAGAACACGGATCAGATGTAAATGGTGGAACTATCGTAACGGGGGCGGCAATGGGCGATCTCTCGGGATATACACTTACTTTAAATGCACAAGAGACAAAACCTGCTAATTTCTTATCACAAGATTTAGCATCAACGGGAATATCTGTTAGTGCTCAACAAATCAATCCATAAAACACGATTTGAATTAGTTAATAATTGGGGTGGCTTTAATTAGTCACCCTTTTTTTGTTACTTTTTGCAAATATTACTAAATTGTTCGTTAATATAGTATGATAGTAATAAATGCAAACGACAGCACTCCAAGAATAACAATATTACCAAATATTTATGTTTCTGCTTTTGTAGACGGAATAAGTGGTTATTATTTAGAGTTTATTGATGACGAAACCCAAGAGGTTTTTACTTTTAATAGTGGTCAAATTTTTGAGATTGAGGGAGATTTTTTTGCAACAGATATAGATAATTCTAATGACGATTTAAAACCCGAAAAGTATTATACTATGCGAATGAAAAGAAGTTCTGATGATTTAGTTGTTTACAGAGATAAAGCATTCATAACAGCACAAAGTCAAGGTGTTAAATACAACAACAACGAAAATCAATATGTATCTGCCGATAGTGGTAATAACGATTATATAGTAATATGAAAAAAAAGGTAAAAAGTGCTATCAATATAGTACAATTAAATAATTATAACTCGCCTAATATAAAAGTCAATAAAAATAAATATTGG